AATCAATAAACATCTGAAAATTCTTAAAACTGAACTCAAGACATCTGATGAAAATCAAGATTGGAAAGCTCGTTTGAATAGGATTGAAGGTATCATCGGAAAGGTGAAATGGACCGTAGAAGAATCACTTGATGAAGCAAAAGGCAGTGATTGTACTATTCAGAATGATGGCAGAAATAACATTGCTGTATGTATTGATGGTCTTTCATTTGCTGATGCTCGTAAGGGTACACGTGGCGCTATGATGAATATTAATGACTTTAAAAAGAAAGCTAAAGTTGCTTGGGCTGATGCTAAGGGTAAACCTACTATCCCAGCTGTTAAGAAAGAGATCAAGGCATTAGGGGCTAAGAACTTCTATGCTAAATGGCAAGCGGATTCATCATCTTATAAAGACGATTCAGTACAAATCTGGTTCACTAAGTAACATGAAATGGGAACACCCAATAAATTAGAACCAGCTAAGGTATTAAACTATAGAGATAAACTACGCGCTAGACTACATGCGTTTTTCGATGGGTATATATGGGACGCAACTGATCCTACCCTTATAGCATTTAATGAAGCTCAGGGTATTACTGCCCTTTGGCATCCTGATGCACCTACTGCTGAATATTTTTTAGGTCAATTCATTGAAAAGGCCACTAGCGACTTACTAGGTAATGAATGGATATTAGATTACCCCAACCACTATTTATCTATTGATGCAAGCCACCATAAGATTGTAGCCCAACGTGGCATTAAAACTAAAGCTAATTACTTAAAGGGTGCTTGGGGTGATAAACGTAAAGTTCTTATAATTCAAACAAACAATACCTTCTCTACTAAGACCTCAACCCCAACTGAATCGCTAAGACTTGTAGTTCATGAGTATACCCATTCGGTTAGACTAGGATTAGAACAATACCCTGATTGGGAGACCTATAATCCTTTAGATTGGTTCCATAAAGATGTACTTGGGGATGATGGTCAACCTAACTGGCCTTTGGTCCATGAAAAGGTTTCTAATTTAGTATTACCCCCAGGCCTAGCTAAGTTAGGATATGGATATATTCAAGATGCAATGGATAAACTAACCGATAATCCAGCTTTCGATAGGGCTTCTGAAACCATACAATCATTCGTATGGAATGGCTTTATATCTAAACAATACCTAGAAGAGGTTGTTGCTAGGGGAACTGCTGATGTTTCAGTATCTAATGCTTTACATGATGACATAAGTTACTTGTTTATGCCAGGTATAGAAAATGTATTTTCTCAAAAGTTTATAGAAAAGATAAAACTGATGGCTTGGCCGCGGTTACCTGAAAATAAACCAGCCTTAATAAATATATTTAAAGGGGGTTCATTATGGGATTAATACCGTTACCCTCTAAAATAGATAAAAGAGCTCGTTTGAGAAACCATTTAAATGAATTCTTTAAAAACTTTAAATTAGAACCAGAAGGAGTTATTCCTTCATTCGATTATTTCTTTTCTACCTCTAATAAGTTTAATTCATTGGTAGAAGCCAAAGCCGATTTGGATAGTAAGATCTACTTTATTGTAGAGTCCCTTGATGATGGTGCTTATGTGTTAGAGTATCCACACTTCTATCTACCTATAACAACTGATATGCCTCAAATTATATTATCTAAATCAATTGATGGTTATAATGGACAATTCGCACCTAGAGGTAATTGGTTTAATATAAGTATGTCACCTATTGGTGGTACGTGGCAATGGTTTGGTACCCTTATACATGAATATGCTCATAAAGGTACCAGTTCAATAAATGAGATAGATAAAGTATCAAATCAATTAACAGGGATTTTACAAGAATATGGTGGGTTTTGGAATAGTTGGGATGACCTAATTACCGTTGACGAATCTGAATATGTAGAGGCTATTAAAAATAATAAGTTCTCTGAAGATTATATGACAGATCTGAACAGAATGGCTATTCGACAAGACTTTAGTATTGAGCCATATTCAGATGAAATAGCTAAAATAGACGAAACCCTTGTTCGGCTTAAAACTAATATTGCCGTGTCGAATAATTATAATAAGTTTGGCGATGTGTTTTATGATAACCACCCATTTACAGAAAGCATGGTGGTACTAATTGAAAAATTTGTATGGCCTGACAAGAAACTATTGATTATGGAAAAGAACAAATGATAGATTCATTTCTTATTGGGTTGTTACCCAAACGAAGAAACACTTGTCTCTTATGTGTTGATAAAAAGCAGCGTAGTGATAACCTTAAAGAAGCTACTGGGGGATGGACTGCCGCGGCAATTGAATTAGTGTATGATGATATATTAAGATATAATAAGCCTGGATTTGATTTTAATGCAAGTACAGTAGACTTTGATAATTTTAGGGCAGGCGTGCTTTGGTGGGCTGATAATGTAGCTGGTATGGAATCTGATTGGAGACAAGATGTTCTAAATACAGATAAGGACGGTAACACTGCCTATGGTTATACCCAAATAACTAAAGCCACATTACCTACTATGGCTAACTATTGGAGTAATTCAGTAGAAAGATATAATAGGGAAGGAAAATATGCATCTTATGGTGAAAGAACATGGCACCCTAGAACACCAATAAGTGCAAGATTAGGTATATTAAAAACACCAGATTGGGTAGAGGAATTAAAGGATGAATCAAAGGATCATATTGAATTAATTAATGCATTAACTTATGACCAAGTAATAGCATTAACTATTGTTCATGCTAAGGCTAAGAGCGCTGATGAGGATTGGGTAGCTCTTCAAAGTGGCAATGAAACTTCGTGTAAGACTCTATACGATTATGGTCATCACACAGCACCAGATGCTGCTACTAATAAGAGATCAAAGGAATTCTTTATATGTCAGAAGAACTCAAAACCTACATCTTCATGGTTTAGTGTTTTTGATTGATATAAATAAGACTATATAACAGGACTAGGTATGGCTAAAGTAACTAACAGGAACGGATTAATAGATCACGCAATGAGAGCATTAGGTGCTCCTGTGATTGAGATTAATGTAGATGAGGATCAAGTAGAAGATAGAATTGATGATGCGTTACAGTATTATCAAGAGTATCATTCTGATGCTATTATCAAGACATACCTTAAACATCAGTTATCGGCTGATGATATTGCTAATAGTTTCATTACAATTCCTGATTCAATAACATCTATTACTCGATTACTAGACTTTGGTTCTGGTTCAGTTGAGAAGTTCTTTGATGTTGAATACAATATGAGACTTCAAGATATGTATTCATTCAATACAATGGCCAATTCTAATGTAATTGATTACTCAATGAGAGCTCAAAACCTAGCATTGCTTGACCATGTTATTAACTCTACTGAGTTACTTAGATTCAATAGACATATGAATAAGCTTCATATCGATGAAGGATTTGGCGATCTACAGGTTGATGATTACATTGTTGTTGAGGCTTATCAAATTGTAGATCCTCAAACGTACACAGATGTATATAATGATATGTTCTTAAAGAAATATGTAACTGCATTGATTAAGAGACAATGGGGTACTAACATGAGCAAGTTCGAAGGTATGCAATTGCCAGGTGGAGTTACTATGAATGGTCTTCAAATCTATCAAGATGCTGTAGAAGAAATTAACAAATTAGAAGAAGAGATGCAGTTAGCTTGGCAAATGCCAGATGACTTCATGATGGGATAGAGATATGAATTCATCTATAATATTGGACAGTTTAGTGGGGCATCTAAATAACGGATTTGGCCATACATCCAACTCTACGCAAAGGGATAGAGAGTGGAATATAATCAAGGATGCTGCTGCTAATGTAGATATTAATATTATCAATCCAGGCTCATGGATTAATAATGCAAGTCCAGTTGTTTCTATGATATCTAAGCATATTGATAAATGGCACCCACATACTGGGGCCAACTCAGATTTAATTGCTCATTATGGGCAATCATTAGTATTGGCACAAGCTTTTGGTGCTAATGCATCCACAGGCATTGGCTTGGCTGTGGAATTGTTTGATGGTTGGGTTGAATGGTGGGGCAAAGAATCACGTAAAGGTGGTGCTGGCTATAGTAATGATGATCTGGCTGCAGATCTAGCAGGTGCATACGGATACACTCCATCACAAGCTCTTGCCGCTGGGTTGTTAACACATACTAGTGCTGAAGAGTTAGATAACGACTATTTCTTGGATGGTAATACGGGCTTTCTTGACAATATTCATAAGCTTTGGGATTTGTGGGATGCTGATGTAACAGACCAAAGCGCTGCTGATAAGGCCGATGCTGAAACCATGATGGATAGCTTGATGACCAAATTACAAGCCAGCCTTAGTGGGTATATTGTAGCAGGCTGGAGAAGTTATTCGGTGGTGTTAGCATCAAGTGAAGCAAATGCGCAGGATGGTCTTGGATATAAAGGTGATGTATGGTCTGGTATCCATGACGTCAACAACGAGAATTTATCCACTGGGTTTAGCATGGTTGATGCTTACGATGTTGATCAAACCTGGATAAGCCGAGCAGTAACATTAACGTGGCCAGCAAGTGAGTATGTTTCGGTTATTACTCATGACGCTAATAAATTAAACATGATAGTTTCAGTGCCTGCTGGGTCAGCTGCAATATCATTTGACCCACAAATTTCAAGCAACCTGACCAAGGCATGGCCTGTTGCAGTTTCTTATAGCGTGGTGAATTGATATGGCAACTTCAGTATACTTTTCAGGATCAGTAAAATCAGAGCAGGAGCTTTATGAAGATTTAATCATAGAGTCAATGCAGATTTATGGCCAGGATATTATATACATACCAAGACAAGAGATATCTAAAGATGATATACTAAACGAATCATATTCTAAGTTTACGGACTCTTACGTTGTTGAAATGTATATTGAGAATGTAGATGGGTTTGAAGGTGATGGGGATTTACTAGCTAAATTTGGTTTAGAGATTAGAGATCAGGCAACATTCATTGTTGCTAAGCGTCGTTGGGAAAAACAGATTAATAAATGGACCAATACAGGAAGACCTATGGAAGGGGACTTGTTATACCTTCCTATGTCTAAGAGTTTATTTGAGATTAAGATGGTTGAGCATGAAATGCCATTCTATCAATTACAGAATGTTCCTGTATACAAATTACAAGCTGAATTGTTCGAATACACTGATGAAGAGTTCGATACAGATATAGACATGGTTGATAAGATAGAGACTCTTAATGCTACATCATATACATATACATTGGATAGTGGGTCTGGTGATTATTCTATAGGTGAGACAGTAACTCAATGGACCGGTGTGAATGATGCAACGGGAGCTCCTATTAACATTGAAGGCGAAGTAGCTGCATGGGAAGATACTGGTTTGGGTGGAAACTTAACAGTAGTATCATTAGTTACTACTGATGGTAAGTTCAGACAGCTGTATGTTGATCCTGATCCACTTAAAGCCATTGTTGGTACAGAATCCGGCGCTACATATAATGTTGCAGCAGCAGATAATGCAACCAATTTTAACAAAGATGAGTATGCACGTAATGATGAATTTGAAACAGCAGCAGATGACATCATTGATTTCAGTGAGACTAATCCGTTCGGGATGCCATAATGTTTAAGGACCACTTTTATAATTCAAGTACAAGACGTATGGTTTCAGTATTCGGAAGCATATTCAACGACCTATCTATTCAAAAAGTAGATAATACAGGTAAGCTATTACAAGAAATTAAGATACCATTAGCATATGGTCCCCGTCAGAAGTTCTTAAGCAGAACAAAAGATTTAGATGATACTAAGATAGCACTTAAATTACCACGCATGTCATTTGAAATTATTGATATGAGTTATGATGGCGCTGCTAGAATTAACAAGACCAAGAAGTTTGTTACTGTAGATCCCTTAGATAAAAAACATGTAACATCGTTAGGATCGCCTGCAGTATATAAAGTAGGGTTTGAACTTAATATTATGACAAAGTCTCAGGATGATGCATTACAAATATTAGAGCAAATATTACCTAAGTTTCAACCAGATTATACAGTAACCATTAAAGATATACCTACAATGGATATATCAAGTGACACTCCAATAATATTAACTGGAGTTGGGTTGAATGATGAGTATGAAGGTGATTTTTTAAGTAGAAGAACCATTGTATACACATTAACATTTGAAACAAGAATTAGATACTATAATGGTATTCAAGATCGAAGTGTTATTAATAAAACAGAAGTATATTACAAAGATACTGATTCCGGAGAGAATATGGAAGTGCAAAAAGTCGATGGTACTACTCTACCATATACGGAGACCATAGACTTTTTTAATTAAGGATACATTATATTATGAGTGATTTACAAAAAGATTATGATCATATCAGGGATAGCCTGTATGATTTGAGTGAGCAAGGGGAAGAGGCCATTGAACTAATGATGGAACTTGCTAGAGAATCCGAACACCCCAGGGCTTTCGAAGTACTTGGACAACTAATCAAACAAAAGGCAGACATCAACGACAAGTTGATGAAGCTACATAAATCCAATAAAGATATAAAACAAGTAGATCCATCATCCCCAGTACTACCTGGAGTTACAAACAATAATCTTTTTATTGGGTCTACTACAGATTTACAAAGAATGTTACAGGATGAGAAAGTGATTGATGGCGATACAGAAACCGGATAGTTATTTAGGTAACGCTCAAGTTAAACGTGACGGTGTCACACAAGAGTGGTCTAAAGAGGATATATTAGAATATCAAAAGTGTATGGATGATTCTGTATACTTTGCTATGAAGTATTGTAAAGTAATATCGTTGGATGATGGGTTGGTCCCATTTAAGTTATATGATTATCAAAAAGAGATGTTTAGACATTTTCAGGATAATCGATTCTCTATTGTATTAGCATGTCGTCAATCAGGTAAGTCTATATCTACAGTAGCATATCTATTATGGTTTGCACTATTCCACTCAGAACAAACAATTGCTGTTCTTGCTAACAAAGGTGCTACTGCTCGTGAGATGTTAACCCGTATCACTCTTATGTTAGAGAATCTACCGTTCTTCTTACAGCCAGGAACAAAAGCATTAAACAAGGGATCAATTGAGTTTTCCAATAACTCACGATTAATAGCAGCAGCTACTTCTGGCAGCTCTATTCGTGGTATGTCAATTAACTTACTATACCTTGATGAGTTTGCGTTTGTAGATAATGCTACGGAGTTCTATACAAGTACATATCCTGTTATATCAGCTGGTAAAACCACTAAGGTTATTATTACATCTACAGCTAATGGATTAGGTAACATATTTCAAAAGATATACGAAGGGGCATTGCAAGGTACTAATGAGTTCAAAGCTTTCCGCGTTGATTGGTGGGACGTTCCTAGTAGAGATGAAGAGTGGAAGAGGATGACAATCTCTAATACATCTGAGTTACAATTCGACCAAGAGTTTGGAAACAATTTCCATGGTACAGGCAATACACTTATTAATGCTGAAACACTATTAGCGTTAAAGGCTAAAGAGCCAATTGCTATTCAGAATCATGTTAGTATATATGAAAATCCTGTGGAAGGACATCAATACATTACATTAGTGGATGTTGCTAGGGGTAGAGGTATGGATTACTCTACGTTTAACGTTATAGATGTAACTGAGAAGCCGTTTAAACAAGTTGCTGTATTTAGAGATAATATGGTTAGTCCGTTACTGTTTCCAGATATCATATATAAGTACGCAAAATATTATAACGAAGCTTACGTGGTTATTGAAAGCAATGATCAAGGCGCTGTTGTTTGTAACGGATTATACTATGATTTAGAGTATGAAAATGTATTTGTTGAATCGTATACTAAGGCTAATGCTATCGGTATTACAATGACAAGAAAGACTAAACGAATTGGTTGTTCAACTATTAAAGATATATTAGAACAGGGTAAGTTAGAAATAGTAGATATGAATACAATTCAAGAGATGTCTACATTTATTGCTAAGGGTAATAGCTATGAGGCTGATCACGGAAATCATGATGATCTTATGATGAACCTTGTTATGCTAGGGTATTTTTCTACAACTCCTTGGTTTGCGGAATCCACCGACATTGATATGAAGGGTATGTTATATGCTGAAAAGGTAGCATCCATTGAAGCTGAGTTAATCCCTGTCGGGTCGTTTGGCGATTATCAGGAATACGATGAAGGGCCTCAGTGGGAAGTGTGGAAAGGCTAATACTTATAAATAACTATATTGAATATAAACGTATTATGAATAAACTTATTACATCTTTGATTAGGAGAAGAAAACAATGGCATTTCTAGTATCACCTGGAGTACAGGTAAAAGAAATCGATTTGACTAATGTTATCCCTGCAACATCTGCGTCTATCGGAGCAATCGCTGGTTCATTCCAGTGGGGCCCAGCTGATACGATTATTACAGTAGGATCAGAAAAACAATTAGTTCAAATCTTCGGGCAGCCGAATGATGACACATTCAGCACAGTATTAACAGCAACACAATTTTTAAGTTATGGTGACTCGTTACGAGTTGTAAGATCGGTTGGAGCGTCAGCATTAAATGCTGCATCTGGCGGAACTGGAGTACTACTAAAAAATGATAGTGAGGTAGAATCTTACTCAGGAGCTGCATCAATTGTAGCTAAATATCCTGGTGCGATTGGCAATAGCCTTGGAGTTGAAATTTGTGTAGACTCTGTAGGATTTGCAGCTTGGAATTTTGCTGGTGTATTTACATCAGCACCTGGTACATCTGATGGAGCTACAGCCGTTGGCGGTTCTAACGATGAGATGCACGTAGTTGTAGTTGATTATACAGGAGCTATTACTGGTACAGCAAATACTGTATTAGAATCTTATGAATATGTTTCACAAGGATCTGATGCTTTTGCTTCAGACGGAACTTCTAATTACTGGATTAACGTAATCAATAAAAGATCAAGATGGGTAAATGTGCTTAATGCACCTACTACAATCTCTACCTCGGGTCTTACATTAGCTGGCAGAACATTTGATACTATTATTGATGGAGATCCTGATAACTTATTAGGCCATGATCTATCTGGTGGTGTTGATGATAACGTATTAACAACCGGTGAAATTATGATTGGTTTAGATATGTTTTCTGATCCAGAGACTGTTGAGATTTCATTACTAATGAACGGTTCTGTTATGGCTGGTTCTGATGCAACTACTGTTGCTAATAAGATGATTTCACTTGCTGACTCTCGTAAAGATTGTGTTGCATTTGTATCTCCTCCAATTGGAGCTACAGCTAATAATAATGGGTCTGAAGTTACTGATCTCAAGACATGGAGAAATACATTAACATCTTCTTCATATGCTTTTGCTGATTCTGGTGCATTGTACGTATACGATAAGTATAACGACAAATACCGTTGGTTAGCTGCTTCTGGTTCTATGGCTGGTTTATCTGCTAATGCTGATATGGTTGCTGATGCGTGGTTCTCTCCTGCTGGATTTACTCGCGGTAACGTAAGAAATGTTACTAAGTTAGCATTTAATCCTAAGCAAGTAGACAGAGATGATTTATACAAGGTAGGTATTAACCCTATCGTTGCATTCCCAGGTGCTGGTACAGTGCTATATGGTGATAAGACTTTACAGTTTAAAGCATCTGCATTTGATAGAATCAACGTACGTAGATTATTCATTACTTTAGAGAAAGCAATTTCACGTGCTTCTAAAGCGTCTTTATTTGAATTCAATGATGAGTTCACTAGAGCACAATTTAGAAATATGACTGAACCTTTCTTAAGAGATATCAAAGGACGTAGAGGTATTACAGACTTTAAAGTGGTTTGTGATGATACTAACAATACTGGTAACGTAATCGATACTAATCGTTTCGTAGCTGATATTTACATCAAGCCTGCACGTTCTATTAACTTTATTACATTAAACTTCATTGCTACTAGAACTGGTGTTGAATTTAGTGAAATTGCTGGAGGTAACTAATCATGGCGATTTTAGGCGTAGACGATTTTAAAGCAAAACTAACCGGTGGCGGTGCAAGAGCTAATTTATTCAAGGCAACTTTAGGTTTCCCTGGATATGTTACTGCAGATGTTGAACTAGCTTCATTTATGGTAAAGGCAGCGTCTTTACCAAGTTCTGTAATATCACCAATCATGGTTCCGTTCCGCGGCAGACAATTACAAATTGCTGGCGATAGAACATTCGAACCTTGGACTATTACAGTTATTAATGATACTGGTTTTGATGTACGTAATGCATTCGAAGAATGGATGAACGGCATTAACCAACATAACGCTAACACTGGTTTAACTAACCCTAACGATTACATGTCAGACATGATCGTTGCACAGTTAGACAAAGATGGAACTGAAGTTAAATCATACAACATCAGAGGTTGTTTCCCAACTAATTTAGGTGCTATTGAAGTATCTTATGACACTGAGAATACAATTGAAGAGTTCACTGTAGAACTTCAAGTACAATATTGGGAGTCGAACTCGACAACATAATATAGTATAATAAAGAGTACTCGCAAGAGTACTCTTTTATAAGCGTTATAAATAACTATAATGATTATAAAAGAGTAATATACTTACATAAAGAAATTATGGCAGAAGATAACAAATTATTTGGATTCTCGTTTAAACGTAAGAAGTCCGAAGAAAAAATTAAAGCTAACACGTTTGTGCCCGACAATGAAGACGGTGCTTACCAGATATCTCCGTCTGGAGCATACTTTGGTCAGTATACTGATATAGATGGTAACCAATTCAAGTCTGACTCTGAGTTAATAATGAAGTATCGTTCAATATCTAGCTATCCTGAGATAGATGCAGCTATTGAAGATATTACAAATGAAGCCATTACTACAGTTGGTGGTGAAGTTATCAAGTTAAACCTTGACGATTTAGAGCAAGCTGATAATGTTAAGAAGCTTATCCAAGAAGAGTTTAAAACTGTATTGAAACTATTAGATTTCTCTGATACAAGTTACGACTTATTCAGACGTTGGTATATTGACGGCAGATTATTCCATCATGTTATAATTGACAAGAATGGTTCGAATGGTATTCAAAAACTTGTTCAAATTGACCCCACAAAGATTCGTAAGGTTAAAGAGATCATTAAGGAAAAAGATCCCTCAACTGGTGCAGAATTAGTACAAGAGGTGAGTGAGTATTACCTTTATCAAGATCAAGAGCATGTTAATAACTCCGAGGGGTTGAAGATCTCTACAGATGCAATTATTCAAGTGAACTCTGGTTTATTGAATGACACAAGAGATAAGGTTGTGGGTTACTTAAACAAAGCTCTAAAACCTTTGAATCAGTTATCTATGATGGAAGACTCATTGGTTATCTATCGTGTTTCAAGATCTCCAGAACGTCGTATATTCTATATTGATGTTGGCAACTTGCCTAAGGGTAAGGCTGAAGAGTACTTAAACAACACGATGAATAAGTATCGCAATAAGATTGTATATGATCCAACAACTGGTGAAGTTAAAGATCAGAAAGATCATAAGAGTATGATGGAAGACTTTTGGTTACCTCGTCGTGAAGGCGGCAGAGGTACAGAGATTACTACATTACCAGGTGGTCAAAACTTAGGTGAAGTAGAAGATATTATATACTTCCAAAAGAAATTATATAAGTCGCTGAATGTCCCTATATCTCGTTTAGAGGCAGAATCTGCATTTAACGTTGGGCGTTCATCGGAGATTACTCGTGATGAGTTGAAGTTTCAGAAGTTTATTGATAGAGTGCGTACTAAGTTCTCTGGATTATTCTATGAAGTATTAAAGAGACAATTGATCCTTAAAAAGATTATTGTTCCTTCAGACTGGAAGAGTATTAAAGAAGATCTTGATATTGAATTCATTAAAGATAACTATTATGCAGAGCTTAAAGATGCAGAGATTCTTAAAGAAAGAGTTGAAACATTACAAATAATAGATGAGTATGTTGGTACATACTATTCTAAAGAATGGATTAGAAAGAACATTCTTAAACAAGATGAAGAGATGATTGCAGAAATTGATAAACAAATTGAAGCTGAACCTTCAGAAGATGAAGATTTTGATGAAGAGTAGATATCAATTCTTATAAATATATTACACAGAGGAAAATATTATGGATTTAAATAATTTAATTGACGCCATACAAACTGGTGACGTGCAGGACAGCAACAACGAGTTTAATGGGTTGATGTCTGATAAAATTAATGTAGCATTGGACACACATAAACAAGAGTTGGCTGGCCAAATGTATGGCACTGCTGATAAAGACGCAGATGAAGACATTTAAAGAATCATTTAACTTAATAATCGAAAAGAAACTGAAGTTGCCATCTGGTGAAACTGTAGAAAAGGAATTTACCAAGTTAGGTAAAGATAAGAAGACTACTGCAGTGATTACCAGTAAATTTAACTTGTATATAGATGATCAAAAACTTGATAAATTCAAGTCGCTTAAAGATGCTGAAAAGGGTCTTAAAGATTTTTTAAAAGTAATGGGAGTATAGTAGTGAACTTAACAGAAGCATATAATGATATGCAAGTAATCATTGAAAAGAAGTTTGATGAAAAGAAAGCTGTAAAAGCGCTTGAGGATATTCTAACTGCTTATGCCCAGGTCAAATATGTTGGCACCACTAAAGATATTCATAAACGATGGGATGATATGTGGTACACAACGTATACCACTTGGTTCTCATCAGATGATATGAGAGAAAGAGGTTTACCAACATCGTTAAAAATAGGAAAATAGTATGAACATTCATGAAGCATATAACACAATTAATGAAGGCAAGTTGGATGATTTTGACAAAGCCTATGATGTATATCATAACTCATTAAAGGGGTTAATTAAAGCATTTAGTAATGCAGCTACAGATAAGAAGGCTGTCAACAAGATGAAGAAAGCAGTTCAAGATATAGAAACAGCTATAGACGCTGGGAAAATGAAGGATTAGCATGAAGTTAATAGCAGAGTATACAAATGAAGGATTAGGTTACTCTATTACCGAAGGAAAGAATGGTAAGAAAGAAACTTATATCGAAGGTATCTTTATGCAGGCAGAAGGCAAGAACCGAAATGGTAGAGTTTATACTAGAGAAGTTCTTAATAATGCAGTAGATAGATACAACAATGAACAAGTAATGACTGGTAGGGCCGTTGGTGAGTTAAATCACCCAGAAGGTCCATCAATCAACTTAGATAAAGTTAGTCACAGAATTACAGAACTTAAATGGGACGGTAATAATGTGATTGGGAAAGCACTTATTTTAGATACCCCTATGGGGCAAATTGTAAAAGGTTTGGTTGAAGGTGGTGTTCAACTTGGTGTTTCAAGTCGTGGTATGGGAAGCATAGAAATGAAAAATGGCGTTAATTATGTTAAAGATGATTTTCATCTTAGCACAGTTGATATTGTTCAAGACCCATCAGCACCTAATGCATTTGTAAATGGCATTATGGAAGGTGTTGATTGGACTATGGATAATACAGGTCATTATATAGTTTCTGAGCAAATTGAAGAAGGTGAGACTGAAATGATGGAAGTCGTAACGGAAGAAGTTGTAGATAATACAGATTCAGAAGTAAGCGGATTTGAACATTTCCTCTCTAAACTATAACTCTAACAGGAGTAAATAATATGTCAAATGAAGAAATTAAAGACATTACTGAAGAGGTTATTGTTGAGGAAACTAATACAGAAGTAGAAGCTCCCTTAACAGAAGCTCGTACGATATCTGCAATTAATGCATCTTTACAAGAAATGAATAAAGATGAATTAGATGCAATCTTTGAAGCTGCTGAGAAAGCTAAGGCGAAAGCTAAAGTTGAATCGGAAGATGAATATGAAGATGAAGACGAAGAAGGTGATGACGAAGAAGGTGAAGTAGAAACTGAGAAGAAAGAATCAGCTAAGAAAGTTCAGAAAGAAGAAACTTTTAAAGAAGATCTTGATGCTTTAGTTAAAGGCGAAGAGTCTTTATCAGAAGGTTTTAAGGCAAAAGCTGGTACAATCTTTGAAGCTGCTTTACAAAATAAAGTTGCAACAGCAACAGTACAATTAGAAGAGCGTTATGCGTCTGATTTGACTGAAGAAGTTACAGCAATTAAAGAAGATTTAGTTGATAAAGTTGATGGTTACCTTAACTACGTAGTTGAGAACTGGATGACTGATAACGAAGTTGCAATTGAGCACGGATTAAAATCAGAAATCACAGAATCATTTATCAATGCTATGCACGGTGTGTTTACTGAGCATTACATCAATGTACCAGAAGATAAAGTTGAGATCGTTGACGCTTTAACTGAAGAAGTATCTGATGCTAAGGATCAACTAAATACAGCTACTGCAGCAAATGTTGAGTTATCAGAGAAAGTTAAATCTTTCGAGATGGCTGCAATTGTTACTGAAGCTAGTGAAGGTCTTGCCGCTACTGAAGCTGCTAAACTTAAAGAATTGACAGAGTCTATTGACGCTGCTGATTTAGAAGAGTTTGCATCTAAAGTTGCAACAATTAAAGAGTCTTACCTTACGAAAGACGACAAAGAAGTAGTAGCTGAAGAAATTGACGCTATTACTGAAGACACCAAAGATGACACACAAGTTACAAGCGATATGGCTTCGTACCTTGATGCAATGTCAAAACTTAAATAATTCTAAATAGGAGAATATCAAATGGAATTAAATGCAACACAACTACAGGAAAAGTGGAATCCTGTATTAGAAGCAGCTGACGCTGGTTCAATCACAGACTCTCATAAACGTGCTGTTACAGCAATCGTTCTTGAGAACCAAGAAATCTCTCTTAAAGAGCAATCAGTAGCTGGCGGTTCAGACGCAACTGGTGCAATCAACAACTGGGATCCAGTTATGATTTCTTTAGTACGTCGTTCTACTCCAAACCTTTTAGCGTTTGACGTAGCTGGTGTACAACCTATGAAAGGTCCTACTGGCTTGATCTTCGCTATGAAGTCAAACTATGCAGACGGCACATCATCTACTGCTCCAACTGAAGCATTGTTCAATGAGCCTAACACTTCATTCTCAGGTAAGATGTCTACAGCTACTGCTGAAGGTTCTACTTTTGCTGAAATGGGTTTCTCAATTGAAAAGTCTACAGTAACTGCTGAGTCTCGTCAATTAAAGGCTAACTACACAATGGAATTAGCTCAAGACCTTAAAGCTGTACATGGTCTTAATGCTGAGTCTGAATTAGCTTCAATCCTTTCTACTGAGATCTTAGGCGAGATCAACCGTGAAATGATTCAAACTATGAATACTGCTGCTGTACCTGGTGCAAACTTTGATGCTGCTGTTGGTGGTTCATCTGGTGGTCGTTGGGAAGTTGAAATCTACAAGAACCTTATTACTCACATTGACAAAGAAGCTAATGCAATTGCAATCGCTACTCGTCGTGGTAAAGGTAACTTTGCGATTATCTCTTCTAACGTTGCTGCAGCATTAAATGCTACAGGTAATGTTCAGTATGGTAACACTGCAAACGTTTCTCTTGCTGATGTAACTGGTAACTTATTCGTTGGTACACTTAACGGTGGCATCAAGTTATATGTTGACCCTTTTGCAACTTCAGACTACGTTACTGTTGGTTATAAGGGTACTAACTCTTACGATGCTGGTATCTTCTACTGTCCATACGTTCCTTTATCTATGATGAAGACTGTTGGCGAGAATGATTTCCAACCACGTATTGGTTTTAAAACTCGTTACGGCATGACTGCTAATCCATTCACTTCGAATGCTGCAGATTCAAACGTATACTACCGCACATTCACTATTACTAACCTGTAATAACTGAATGATAAAAGCCCCCGAAAGGGGGCTTTTTTATCGTCTGATGTAAATTGAATCCCTATAAATAGATTGTATGAGCACAAACTTCCTAAACCCAACATCATTCGTACTACAGTTAGATACTGTAGTTTATCCAACCGCTGAATTCACCGTACAGACAATGATATTGCCTGACGTATCCGTTAATGGGGCACCTTATCATACTCCAAGTAGATCTATTGCAATCGCTGCAGATAAGATTGAATACGGCCAATTCGATTGTTCATTCTTAGTTGATGAAGATTTAATCAATTACAAAGAGATATATGATTGGTTATATAATCAAGTTGATGATAACAACAGCTCTGATAATGTGAGAGATTTAACACTTAACATCTTATCGAGTGCGAACAATGTAACTAAGCAAATTAGATTTATTGATGCATATCCAACAACACTTTCTTCATTACCATTTGACATCACCACAACAGATGTTGAATACCTTACCGCAGTTGTATCATTCAGTTATAGTTATTTTGAAATAGTTTAAAATTAACCGTTGACTTTTTTGAAAAATGGTGTATAATACATAGTATAAACCATATAAGTAAAGACATGAATAACATAAACCTACAATCTCTCACACAATCGCAACCGAGTACGGTTAGACCGATACGTCAAATAAAAGACGAGGGAAGCAATGGTTTAGAATAATTTAAATATTCAAAACAGTTTTATAAACCCCTCGGAGATAATATCAAAGAGGGGTTTTTTAGTTTATGGAAGGTGATGCAGCGGGGTTGGTCCTGCGACTTGTTTTGAACACAAGGTATCCTTTGCGGGATTGGGGTTCGACTCCTCCTCCTTCCTCCAATTTATTCAGGGATTGGTGTAGTTTGGTAACATGATAGGTTTGGAACTTATCGTCCTAGGTTCAAATCCTAGATCCCTGACCAGTTTATGGTGTTGTTAGTATAACGGTTAGTACCACGGATTGTGATTCCGTTAATATGAGTTCGATTCTCATACGACACCCCAAGCCGAATTAGCACAGTGGTAGTGCAACTGATTTGTAATCAGTAGGTCGGGAGTTCAAATCTCTCATTCGGCACCACCATTTTTATTGCCGCTCTAGCCCAACTGGCAGAGGCGATGAGCTTAGACCTCATTCAGTCCCAGTTCGAATCTGGGGAGCGGTACCAAGTTTTATTGAGGTATAGTGTAATGGTAACACTCTGGACTTTGACTCCAGCATTCAAGGTTCAAATCCTTGTACCTCTGCCAGTTTATGAGACATGAGTCCACCCGACCAATCATCGGATAACGGCAGTCTCACCATTTTAAACACATATAAATAAGTTATATATTATGAAGGAAGTTATATTATGGATATACAAGAAATACTTGATATGTGGGAAAAGGACGGAGTCATTGATCAATTCAAACTTGATGACACAACAATTAAGAATGCATCTTTGCATTCTAAATATCTCAGCTTAATCACCGTAGCTAAACTCAAGAAGAAAACAATACAACAAGCGTATGATAACCTACTTAAAGATAAATGGTTATACTATAATGGAAAGATGAGTCAGCCTCAAATGGACATACTAGGATGGGACTACGATCCATTTAATGGATTAAACAAACCACTTAAAGGAGATATGAATTACTTTTATAATTCAGATAAGGATATACAAGAAGCTCAATTAAAATTGGAATACCAAACTGTTATGGTAGATACCATTAAAGAGATATTGGATACAATCCGATGGAGACATCAGCAAATTGGCAACATTATTAAATGGAGATCGTTTGAGGCTGGTGTCTGATATTAAATTAGAAAAAATCGATGAAGTATATTTAAGAGTTATTTCAGAGGATAGAGGTATCCTTATGGAGTTGTCTGAATTTTTTACCTTCTATGTTCCAGGATACAAGTTTGTTCCTGCATTCAAGAATAAGATGTGGGATGGTAAGATCCGTCTGCTCGATTTAAGAACTAATAAGATATACCAAGGACTTCAAAAGTACATAGAACAATTTTGTGCAGAGAGAAGCTATCAATTAGAAGTCCCTATTAAAGAGGAATATGATAGCAATATAGATTGGATAGATTGGCTTCCTTTAGGTAAGGACAATTGTATTAAACCTAGAGATTATCAAAAGGATGCTGTTAAACATGCATTGGTAAACTGTAATGGTGTATTGCTAAGCCCTACAGCATCAGGCAAGTCGTTAATCATATATCTCTTAATACGACACTTCTTAGAATACAATAAAAAACTAAAGGTGCTCTTGATAGTACCCACAACATCTCTTGTAAAACAAATGTATGGAGACTTTGCTGATTACGCACAAGATGATGAAACATTTAATCCTGATGTGTGTCACCAAATCATGGCAGGTAAAGATAAAAATTCAGATGTTCAAGTGTATATCAGTACTTGGCAAAGTCTATATAAAATGCCTAAGCAGTACTTCAAACAATTCGGTATGGTCATTGGTGATGAAGCTCACAACTTTAAAGCTAAGTCTCTTACATCTATCCTATCTAAATGTTCAAATGCTATGTATAGATTCGGTCTGACAGGAACCCTTGATGGGACCCAAACCCACCAATTGGTGTTAGAGGGACTTTTTGGTCCAGTATATAATGTTACTTCAACTAAGAAGCTTATAGACAATAACCACTTATCTGATGTATCAATTGATGTAATACTATTAAAACATGATCCAGTAATAGCTAAGATGGTATGTAAGATGAAATATCAAGATGAAATTGATCATATAGTTACATATGCGCCACGCAACAATTTCATTAAAAATTTAGCACTAGCCCAAAAAGGTAATACTCTAGTGTTGTTTCAATTTGTTCATAAACACGGCATCCCTTTACATAAACTGATAGAAGATGCTGCTGATCCCAAAAGAAGCATATTCTTTGTTGCTGGTTCAACAGATGCTGATACTCGAGAAGAGATCAGAGCTTTGACCGAGAGAGAAAATGATGCTATTATTGTGGCGAGTCTTGGCACATTCTCTACAGGGATTAACATTAAGAATCTACACAACATCATCTTTGCAAGTCCATCTAAGTCTCAAATTAAGATACTACAAAGCGTTGGTAGGGTACTGAGGAAGAGTGATAATGGAGAACCTGCTAAGGTATATGATATAGCTGATGACTTTCATTGGATGAGTAAGAAGAATTATACATTGAACCACTCAGCTGAACGTGTTAAGATATATGCTAAGCAGAAGTTTAAGTTTAAAATTCATGAAGTTGATATGATATAAGTAGTAGTATGGATACCACATTATCAGATCTTAACATAAGGTATATTAAACTTATTAATGGTGAAACTATACTTGCATTCGTACATGACACATTAGATGTTGATCATAACATGATGTTGGAAGAACCAATGTTAGTTAATATAGCTGATAATAATGAATATGTATTAACTCCATGGTTACCATTCTCAACTGATAGTGTTCATATGTTAGACTCGTATCAAGTATTGATGGAATCTAATGTAGTACCTTGGATGAAAGCTCAGTACTTGAGATTAATATTAGACATAGTTGATTCAACTGCATCTATTGATCAGTCTATAGATAAAGATACTATCCTCCATTAATTCCCCTGCTTTCCAGCCTTCCCGGCCACACTTATATTATACACTAAAAACACCAAAAGGTCAACAGTTAATTTAGCTGTTGACTTCTCCCGACGAATAGTGTATAATATAGGTATTATTAACCAAAAACTTGCAGGAGCATTATGTCGGAAAAGAACCCCGAAAAGATCAAACCAAGAGATAAACCACATTACGTAAACAACAGGGATTTCTCATATGCTGTGGTAGATTATGTATCATCATATAGAGAGGCCCAAGAAGACACTCCCGATAAACTCCCACAAGTAACAGATTATATTGCTACATGTTTTATGAAAATCTGTGAAGGATTATCTCATAAACCTAACTTTGTGCGATACACATACAGAGACGAGATGGTTATGGATGGAGTAGAGAATTGTCTTAAAGCTGTATACAACTATAATATTGAAGCTGCCACTCGTACAGGTAAGCCAAATGCATTTTCATACTTCACTCAAATTGCATACTTTGCATTCATCAGACGTATTATTAAAGAGAAGAAGCAAGCTGATATTAAATATAGATTTATGGAACAAGCTGATGTTGAATCGTTTATGGTTGGTATTGATGTTAATAGTCCTGTTGATCAGTCATTCATCGAAACATTAAGAGAAAAAATCTCTAATATTCAAGCTAAAGATGATGCTATTAAGACCTTTGCTAAGGAAGAGAAAATAGAAGAGAAAAAGAAAAAGGGGCTTGAACTGTTTTGTTAATTGCAATTCTAAACGATACTCATTCTGGAGTGAGAAACTCCTCTGAGATATTCATTGAGTATCAGAGGAAGTTTTACGAAGAGGTTTTCTTCCCTTACTGTGAAGATCATGATATCAAACAAGTTATACATTTAGGTGATTATTATGATCATAGGAAGAATGTAAACTTTAAAGCTTTAAATAGCAATAGACGAATGTTCTTAGAGCCCCTCCGGGATAAAGGTATGATGATGGATATTATTCCTGGTAATCATGATGTATATCATAAGAATACTAATGATCTGTGTTCATTGAAAGAGCTACTTGGTTACTACACATCTAATGTTAATATCATTATGAATCCAACATCTGTTGTATATGATGGATGCAATATCAATCTATTACCTTGGATCAGTGCTAACAACTATGAAACCTCTATGGATTTCATTAGAAAGAATGACGGAGTTATTATGTCTCATTTGGAGTTATCAGGATTTGAGTTAATGAGAGGTGTTGTGCAGACTCATGGTATGTCTGCTGATATCTTTAGTCATTACGATCAAGTGTTGTCGGGACACTATCATGTAGCATCTCAAGTGGGTAATGTGAGATATCTAGGAAGTCAAATGGAATTCACTTGGGCTGACTCAGCTGATGATAAGTTCTTTCATGTGTTCGATACCAATACTAAAGACATTATTAAGGTGCGCAACCCTAACACACTATTTGAAAAGATTTATTATGATGATACTGATGTAGATTATTATAAAGAAGATGTCAGTATGTATGTTAATAAGTTTATAAAAGTTGTTGTCGAGAATAAAAATGATCCATTCATGTTTGATAAATTCATTGATAAACTATCTGACATTGAAACCCATGAATTGAAGGTAGTAGAAAACTTCCAAGAATTCTTAGGAGAAAATGTAATTACTTCCATTGAAGATGTTGACAATACAACCGATTTAATGTATAATTATATAGATGGGGTTAATACTGATTTAGATAAGGATAAGTTAAAGACCCTCATGAACACCTTATATAATGAAGCACTTGATATGGATATCTCATGATAAAATTTTCTAAACTAAAATACAAAAACTTTCTGTCAGCAGGAGCAAATGCAATCGAGATTCAATTAGATGCATCTAAGTCTACTCTTGTGGTTGGGCATAATGGAGCTGGTAAGTCTTCTATGTTAGATGCATTATCATTTGCATTGTTTGGTAAGCCTCATAGAAACGTTAGTAAGAATCAATTGATTAACTCAGTTAATCTCAAAGGTACTGAAGTATCTGTTGAGTTCAATACTGCAGGACATGACTTTAAGATTGTACGTGGTATTAAGCCTAATAACTTTGAGATATGGCAAGATGGTAGTATGATTGATCAGAGTGCTTCAGTGAGAGATTATCAGAAGTTCTTAGAACAGAACATATTAAAGCTTAATCACAAATCATTCCATCAGATCGTAGTACTAGGATCCAGTTCATTTATTCCATTCATGCAGTTGTCTACTAATCATAGACGTGAGGTTATTGAAGACCTGTTGGATATTAACATATTCAGTAAGATGAAAGGTATCTTGAAGGAACGTGTATCAGATACTAGAGGTAAAAGTAAAGATGCTAAAGCTGAGTTGGATGTTCTTAAAGGCAAGATTCAATATTTAACCAGTCACATAACAGATATGACAGCAATTAATCAGTCTCAACTTGATGATCATGATACAGCAGATGCTGCTATTCAATCAGACATAGACAAGTTGACTGAAGAAGGTATTGCATTATCCAAAGAAGCTTCTACGTGGCCCACCGTATCTAAACAACAAATGCAAGTGTTAACTAACATCAGTAAAGAGTTTATGTCACAGGCCGGCGAGATTAAAAAGTCTATATCCAACTTAACAGAAGAACACTTGTTTTATATGAACAATGATGAGTGTCCTACATGCAATCAGTCTATATCTCAATTTGTGAAGGATGAGCGTGTAAGATCTATTAAGGCCTCTGCTAAAATATTGCTTAAGGACAAAGAAACCATTGATCAAGACGATCAGCATAATTCTGATGCTATAATGGAACTTCAGGTAGAGCTAGATAGGTTAGCAGCAGCTCAGCGTAAGGCATCTAGTATTCAGTCAAGTATAGAAATGCTGCGGGGAACAAAGAAGGCTGATGTTAAGTTGGTGGATTTAACTGATAAAGAATCTGAATTGAGTCTGTTTCAAATTCAAGCAGATGAATATAGAGACGACTTGGACGAGTTAAATGAGAAATCTATGTATAATGATATAGCTCAAGAATTGTTGAAGGACTCAGGCATTCGAACTAAGGTTATTAGAGAGTATCTGCCTGCAATGAATATTCTAATCAATCAGTATTTGCAAACACTAGACTTCTTTGTATCATTTAATCTGGATGAGAGCTTCACTGAAACTATTAAGAGTCGTCATAGGGATTCATTTGTATATGCTAACTTCTCAGAAGGCGAGAAGATGCGTATAGATTTATCACTGTTGTTTGCGTGGCGTAAGATCGCACAAATGAAGAACTCTACCAATACTAATCTGTTGATACTAGATGAAACATTCGACTCATCGTTGGATGATGATGGTGTTGATAATCTAATGAAGATTCTGTATTCTATGGGGGATGATACCAACACATTCATTATATCGCATAAGCCTGACATACTAGAGTCCAAGTTAGATGCTAAACTTACATTCAGCAAGCCTAACAACTTCTCTCAGTTGTTATGAATAAGTTAATGGAAATCATAGGTGCTGTATCGGGTATTGCTGGAGCTTTACTGATAGCATCTAATACGATATACACTAAATGGGGTTTCATTATGTTTATGATATCTGGTGTAGCATTAGGCATCATGGGATATAGACAGAAGATGTATCACTTTGTTACTATGCAAATGATATTCCAAGTGATCAATATTATTGGCGTCATCAACTATTTTTAAAGAGCTTACTATTTAGATGTAAATAAAGTAAATTAACTGTTGACCTTTTGATTAAAATAGTGGATAATGTAATTATAACAATCAGAAAAGGAGTACGTTATGAATTTACAAAGTCAAGATCATTTAGCAAAGTTACTAGCAAAGGAGAACCTTACGGTTCAACACGGCAACTTTCAGACAGCATCATTCAACGTAGTTGATAGAGTCCTTAGTCTTCCATTGTGGGCAGACAAAGGCAAAGCTGTTCACGACTTATTAGTTGGCCATGAAGTTGGACATGCACTATATACACCAGCTGATGGCTGGCACGATTCAGATAAGACTATCCCTGGTGTTCCACGCTCAATGATCAACATCATTGAAGACATTCGCATCGAAAAACTAATTCAAAGAACTTACCCTGGTATCGTTAAATCATTTAAGAGTGGTTATAAGACACTATTTGATGATGATCTATTTGGTACTGTAGGAAAGGACCTTACTAAGTATGGTTTTATGGATAAACTAAACATCCAATCTAAAGGCCGAGGTTATGCTGAAGTATCATTTGATGCTACTGAACAACTGTTTGTAGATTTAGCAATGGCTGTTGAAACTTGGGATGATGTATTAAACGCTTGTAAAGAGATTAATACTTACTTAGCAAACAAAGAAGATTATGAAGAAGAAGAAGAAGAAGAAGGAGAAGAAAATGATGACACAGAAACAAATGACACAACTGGTGATCAATCGGATGAAACAGGATCGCCAATGGAATCAGGTGATGATATCTGCGAAGAGACTGAAGGAACATCAGGTGATACTCCAATCGATGAAAGTGAGTCGCTAACAGATCAAGCTCAACGAAGCAATTCATCAGACTTATTAGAAAAGGATGAAGAAGGTAAGCAACCAGCATTCTGTAACGGTTTGAAGGATGCTGATATTAACAAGTTAGTAATCGATTATAAACAGCTGTCAGCTGCCCGTAAGGAACGTAATATTAACACTAAGGTATATGAGTCGGAGTATATTAACACCAAATATAACGAATTCATGAACGATTCAAAAAAGATTGTGATGGCTATGGCTCGTGAGTTCGAGCGTAAGAAAGCTGCTTTCGAATACAGTCGTTCACAAACAGCTAAGAAGGGTTCGTTAGACGTCAATAAGCTTCACCAGTACCAGTACTCTGAAGACATCTTCAAGACTGTTACTAAATTGGCCCAAGCCAAGAATCATGGTATTGTAATGGCAGTTGATTGGTCAGGTTCAATGACTAGAATCATAGTTGACGTTGTTAAGCAAACAATTATACTAGCTCAGTTTTGCAAGAGGGTTAATATTCCATTCGAAATTTATACATTCACTTCAGGATCAAATAATACATTAAGTGGAGATTTTAAAACAGCTGGATCTATGTTAGGAGCTGATCGTGTAAAGTTGGTTGAGATAACTAACAACATGTTATCTAAGAGCGAATATAATACTAGTATTAAACACTTCTTTACTGCTGCTGTTTTATCTGGAGATTCAAATGCGTGGTATGAGTCGGGTGTTAATTACAACGATTTATGTTCATACGAGAGAATGGGTTCAACTCCTCTAATCGAAACCACTATGTTACTGACAACCATTGTTAAGAAGTTTCAAGCGAGATATGCTATTCAAAACACCAACATTATTGTATTGACTGATGGTGATGCTAATTACATTGACGTTAAGAGAGTTTATGGCGATAATTACAGCGATATAACCTCGTCAAAAGTTGTTATGGACTTCCATGGTAAGGCTGTGATGGGTTCTAGCACTGATGAGCTATACACAAACTGTGTTAAGGAGATGAAGAGACAAACTGGAGCAACAGTAATGTGTTTGTTCTTAGCTGAAAGTAAGTATGATTTCAAAGAGGGGTATTACAAAATTCGTAAATCTGGTGAAGGTAGTTACGCTGCTAGCAACCTCAAATATAGAGAGTTCAACAGCGAAGGTATTATCAGTGCTAAAAATGCGTGTGGATATGATACGTGGTCGGTAGTAAAAGTTGGTCAACGAAGTGATGATGAGTTTGAAATTAAAGATAACAAAAACGGTAATGATATCGCCATTAAGGATATTAAGAAGCAGTTTAGAAGCTTTAGTAAGAGTAAGAAACACACTAAGAAATTGGTGTCAACAATAACAGATACGTTAGCAGCGTAAGGAGTAATATGTTAAATGAGTACCCTGATGCAGATAAGCATCAATTTATAAGTTTTGTTAAATCAGGATTTAGATTCCTAGGATATGCGGTATTGCCGTTTTCACTTGTGTGGGCAGCTAGTTTGCTCATCGCAGCAGAGGTGTTAGGAGTGGTAGAAGAGTTAGTGTGATATGATAGACCTGGGTAGTCTTTAAAGTACCCACATTATTTAGATGGGAATTAACTGAAAATAATTGTTGACCTTTCCATCGTTTTAGAGTATAATGTAATTATAACAATCAGAAAAGGAGTAAGACATTATGAATCAAGTGATCAAGAAGTTAGCAGAAATGGATAACAAAGTAAATTTTACAGTAAAAGATGTTGTGGGTGTTGCAGTTGAACTTGGAGTTAGTAAGCACACAGCTGCTGCTCATGTTAGGAGATTTCCTAAAGTTTCACGTGGAGTGTATAACTTAGAAGCAGCACTAGTTCCATTCAGATCAGCTAAATCAACAGTACAAAACATTGGAGTGTCATCTGTATCTAATGATGAAGTTTACGTTCCAGAGATTGATGGTACATTTGTTGCTTGGGGAAACTCAACTGACATATCAAAAATTATTAAGTCGGGAGAATTCTACCCAACGTTCGTGACAGGTTTATCAGGTAATGGTAAGACATTCATGATTGAACAAGCCTGTGCTAAAGCTGGTCGTGAGTATGTAAGAGTTCAAATCTCACCTGAAACAGATGAGGATGACTTGATTGGTGGCTTTAGACTATTGAATGGTGAAACAGTGTTCCAAAAAGGTCCTGTGATTAAAGCTATGGAGGCTGGTGCTATATTATTGATCGACGAAATCGATCGTGGAACTAATAAGATTATGGCTCTTCAAGGAGTTTTAGAGGGTAAGCCAATTCTTATTAAGAAGACTGGTGAAGTTGTTAAACCTGCTAAAGGGTTTAATGCGATTGCTACAGCCAATACTAAAGGTAAAGGTTCTGATGATGGTCGCTTTACTGCTGCTACAATTTTAGATGAGGCATTCTTAGAACGCTTTACAATTACAATTGAACAGAAGTACCCAACACCTAAGACAGAGAAGAAAATTCTTATGAATCACATGGAGAAGTTTAACTCGGTTGATGATGAATTTGCTGATTTATTAATTGGTTGGGCCGATACCATTCGTAAGACTTATGAGGATGAAGGCATTGATGAGGTAATCTCAACAAGACGTTTGTGCCACATTGTTCAAACGTTTGGCATCTTTGGTAAGAGAGATAAGGCTGTTCAACTGTGTATCAATCGTTTCGATGATGACACCAGAGATGCTTTCTTAGATCTTTACACAAAAGTTGATGCTACAGTGAAGAGTGTTGGAGAATATCCAAATGATACTGGTACTACAGATTATGGTTATTAAGCTGTTGACTTTATCATCGAAATAGTGTATAATATAGTGTATTGAAAAGGAGAAATATATCATGGTTTTAAGTAACGAAACAATTGAAGTTCTAAAGAACTTTGCTACAATTAACGCTAACATAGCTTGTACTACCGATAAGGTGTTAAAGACCGTTGGGGTGTCTAAAAACATCATGGCCAAGTCGCCAATCTTAGAGGAGTTTCCCTATGACTTTGGAATCTACGATCTCCCTGAGTTCTTATCAGCAGTAGGAATGTTTGAAGATCCTGAGTTGGCTTTTGATGAAAATAAGAAGTTTGTGGCTATCAGTAATGGCACATCTAGTATCAAATACTTCTTCTCAGAGATTGGCAATTTAGTAGTTGCTAAGAATGAACCTAAGATGCCTGATTCTGCTGTTAAGTTTAACATTACACATGAACAGCTTATGACCATTCGCAAAGCATCTTCAGCATTGAATGTGCCTAGTATGGTTGTAACACCAAATGGATCGTCTGAGGTTGATCTTACTGTGACTGATACTAGTAATAATACCTCAAACGAATTTAAGCTATCCGTTAGGTCTAACGGTAGTATTGAATCTGAATTTAGTTTTGTGTTTAACATTAACAATTTTAAATTTAGTAATAGTGATGCATACGCTTTTGATGTTTCATCAAAGTCAATTGCATCCGTAACAGCTGGTGATACATTGTATTGGTTAGCATTAGATAATAAGTAGGAGAAAACAAAATGAGTGAAGAAAATCAAGTAGAAGAGTCAAATACAGAAGCAGA